TTACATTTTTTATGTCTGTATCAATGACCAAAAAGGATAAAGACCCCACAGGTGGTCTTACTCCTGAAGGTCGTGCGAAATACAACAGAGCAACAGGTGGTAATTTAAAACCTCCTGTTACTAGGACAAGTGGACTTTCAGCTAGACAGAAAGCAAGAAGAAAATCTTTTTGCGCCAGAATGTCAAAAGTAAAAGGACCATTAAAAAAAGATGGCAAGCTAACTCGCAAAGCCCTTGCACTACGCAAATGGAATTGTGGGTCTGTATAAACTTAATGACGATTACTCTATATATCACAAGTGCCTACTGAGGTAGATAACGCTTGTAAGAAATAGACGAAAGGAATGTAAGTTTTTAATCAAATGTAAATTTAATCAAGGAGTTTAACGTGGCTAATGCTACTGTATCTCGCCTTGGTTTGGTTAAGAATACTGGTACTAACTTCAACGAACTTTTTTTAAAGGTCTTTTCGGGGGAGGTGCTAACAAGTTTTGCTCAGAACAACATTTTTAATGAGCAACTCCATTCTGTTCGTACTATCACAAGCGGAAAATCAGCAAGCTTTCCAGTTTTAGGAACTGCTACTGCTGCCTACCACACAGTAGGTACTCCCTTGGTTGGTGCTAACCAAATCCAAGCGAATGAAATGATCATTTCAATAGATGATCTCTTAATCGCCCAAAGTTTTGTAGCGAACATAGATGAATTAAAAAATCACTATGACGTTAGGGCAACTTACGCTGACGAACTAGGTAAAGCTTTGGCTCGTACATACGATCAAAACGTAGCCAAGGTAATTTGTAATGCTAGTCGTGCCTCTGCAACCTTAACAGGTGGTCAAGGAGGTACAGTTCTAACACTACCTACTGGTAATACAACTTCAGCAAACGTAGACGGTGACGAATTAGCAGCAGCTATTTACGATATTGCTCAATCGTTTGATGAAAATGATATTCCTAAAACAGATCGCTTTTGTGTGTTACCCCCTGCGGAGTATTACAAACTAGCTGAATCTGCTACCAGAACAGTTAATACTGATTTCAACCCACAAGGAAACGGTTCGTTTGCTTCAGGTATGATTACACAAATTGCGGGTATTCCTGTAATGATGTCAAACAACGTACCTCAGAGTAACGTATCTTCTAACCCAAGTGGTGCGAATAACACTTACTCAGGTGACGATAGTAAAACTATTGGTATGGTCTTTCATAAGTCTGCTGTTGGTACAGTAAAACTTATGGATATGACAACTGAGATTTCTGGTTCTGACTATGGAATCATGTACCAAGGTACATTAATGGTTGCTAAATATGCTCTTGGTCATGGAATCCTAAGACCAGAGTGCGCAGCTACTATTAAGTTATCTAATACCTAATTTCAATTTATAGGGTATCTTATTATTAGATACCCTTTTTTTTATTATGCCTGAAGGAAAAGCTTACAAGATAAAAAAGAAAAAACCCATGAAAAAAGATGGGAGAAAATCTTTAAAATTAACATCAAAAAAAAAGTATTAAATCATGGCTGTAGCTGCAACCACGGAACTTGAAGCAATCAACATAATGCTTGCTGCTATAGGCGAAGCACCTGTAAACAAACTGACAGGCTCGCTTCCTGTAGATGTAAAAATAGCACAATCAACTTTAGTAGAAATAAATAAATCTGTTCAAGGTGAAGGGTGGTCTTTCAATACTGAAATAGATGTAACCTTTAGTCCTAATAGTTCAAAGCAAATTGTTCTACCTACAGATGTTTTAAGGATTGATGCAAATATACATCAAAACCCAGATGTAGACCCAATACAAAGAGGTTTAAAATTATATGACAGGTTAAATAATACTTTCCAATTTGATGATGATTTGATTTGTACTGTTGTTTATTTTAGAGATTTTGACGAAATACCAGAACAAGCAAGAAACTACATAACTATAAGAGCTGCAAGAATTTTTGTAGATAGACTTGTTAGTGACCAAGGATTAAGAACCTATACAAAAGAAGATGAAATAAGAGCAAGAGTTACTCTTACAGAAACAGACTTGTGTAATGGAGATCATAATATCTTAAGAGGAGACCCTTCATTAACAACTGTATTCGGTACTTACAGCCCTGCCAATGGACTTATTAGATAGCTATGCCATTAATTTCAAGAGCTATACCCACTTTATTAAGAGGTGTATCTCAATCATCTGACTCTTTAAAACAAGCAGATCACGCGGATATACAAGACAATGCAGATAGTAATCCAGTTCTCGGTCTTACAAAAAGGTCTGGTTTGAATTATGTAACTGCTTTGGCTAATAGTCCTTTAGGTAATGTTCATATACAAACTATAAATAGAGATACAAGTGAACAGTATGTAGCAATATTTAGTAATGGTAATGTACAAGTTTATGATTTAGCAGGTAATTCTTTAAATGTTGAAAAGCCAGATGGTGTTGCGTATTTATCTACAACTAACGCAAGAAGCGTAATAAAAACAGTTACTATTGCTGACTACACTTTTGTTGTGAATACAAGTATTACACCTGTTATGGATTCCGCTTTGTCTGCGGGTACAGATACGCAAGCTATTGTTTTTATTAATCAAGCCACAGCAAACACAACTTACACCGTAACTGTTGATGGGGTTACAGTTACAGATAACACCTCTGGCGATAATCCATTATCAACTGATACTGTTGCTGCCGATATAAAATCTGGTCTTGATTCTGGATTAACTGGTTTCACTATAGAAAGAAATGGACCAGTATTACATATTAAAAAAAATGATGGGTCTAATTTTTCTATAGATGGTAGTGATACTCAAGGTGATACCAAGATGACAATAATAAAAGATTCAGTACAAAGATTTACTGATCTTCCAACTGTCTCTCCTAATGGTTATGTCGTAGAAGTAAAAGGTGATGAAGATACAAATTTTGATAATTACTATGTGAAATTTGTTACTAATAATGGTGGTACTTTTGAAGAGGGACAATGGGAAGAAACTGTTGAAGATGGCATACCTTTTAAATTTAATTACGACACAATGCCACACGTTCTTATACGTCAAGCTGATGGTAATTTTAGGTTTGCAAGAGTTGATGGAGATACATATACCGTTACTGTAGGCAGTACAACAGCAAGTTATACTCTACCTAAATGGGGTGAACGTACTGCGGGTGATCTTGAGTCTGCACCTGACCCTTCTTTTATAGGTAGAAACATAAATAATGTTTTCTTTTTTAGAAATAGATTAGGGTTTTTAGCAGGTGATAATGTAATTCTTTCTGAAGTATCTAAATTTTTTAATTTTTTTCCAGAGACAGTTATATCTGTTTTAGATAGTGAACCTATAGACGTTGCAGCTTCACACACAAAAGTAGCTATTTTAAAACACGCAGTAACTATGGGAGAAAGATTAATATTATTTTCTGAACAAACTCAATTTACTTTAACAAGTTCGTCAGATAACCTTACACCTAAATCAGCTAACGTACTCGTAGCAACTGAATTTGAAAGTAGTGCTGCTGCTGCACCTGTTGGTTCTGGTAGTTCAATTTATTTCCTTACAAAAAAAGGTTCTTTTGCAGGTATTAGAGAATATATAACGCAAGGTGATAGTCAAATCAAAGACGCTGCTAATACTACAGTTCACGTACCAAAACTTATACCAAGTGGTATTTTTAAAATGGCTGTTTCAAACAACCAAGATATATTAGTTTTACTTGGTTCTGATAATCCTAATAAATTATTTTTAAATAGATGGTTATATGGTGAAAATTTTTCTAAGGTTTTAAATGCTTGGTTTACTTATACAATAAATCCTAATAGAAAATTTTTAAATATTGATTTTATTGGTACAGATTTGTTTGCAGTTATAGAAGAAGATAATAAAGTAACACTAGAAAAGATACCGTTTGAGACAGATTTTACAGAACCTAATTCTAAATTTGAATTTTATTTAGACCATAAAGTAACTGAAGCAACTACAGGAGTCGGAGTTAGTTATAACGCAGTAACAGATAAAACTGAATTTTCTGTACCTTATAGACTAAGAGCAAAGATGACAGTTGTTGGTAGATATTTATCGTCTACTGAAACCAGTACATTTGTTAATACAAACGGACAAACTAAAAATTTATTAGCAGGTCAAGTTATTGGAACTACAAATTTAACTGACGGAAGCACATCTACTATTATTGCTAACGGTGATTATAGAAATAGTAAATTTATTATTGGTGAACCTTTTGAAATGCACTATAGATTTAGTAAACAAAGATTAACTGGACAAGCGGGTGCTAGTGAATTACTTAGTGGCAGATTACAAATACATCATTTTTATATTAAATATGAAGATTCATCTTTCTTTCAAGTAGAAGTTACTCCTGAAAATAGAGATACAAGTATTCATAAATTTAGTGGTAGATTACTTGGTTCTAACTCTAGTGTTATTGGAGAAATAAATTTAGATACTGGAACTTTTAAAGTACCTGTTATGAGTAAGTCAGACAGAGTAGATATAGATATAAAGAACAATACATTTCTTCCAACAAGAATTGCTAGTGCAGAATATGAAGGAATATTCCATATGAAAGCTAGAAGAATGTAAATGGGATATTTAAGAAAAGCTAGTCTAAAAGACTTTAAATATGTTGTAAGTAATATGAGGGTTATGGATAAAATAGAAGCAAAATATCAAACAGGTTTGGAACCAGAGTTAGCTTTAAGTTATACGTTTTTAGGTAGTCAAATAAATATGGCTATTGCTGACGATAATGATCAACCAATAGGGCTATGTGGTGTTATTGAAGATGGTTGTATATGGTGTGTTGCTACTGATGGTTTGTATTCTAATAAAAAATATCGCATACAATTAATAAGACAAGGCAGGGTATGGGTTGATAATTTACTTGAGTCTTATAAAATACTCTATAATTATGTATATGCAGAGAACACCTCTGCTATAAAATGGTTAAAAGCTCTTGGGTTTACTTTTGTAAATTATCACAAAGAGTATGGTAAAGAACAAAAACCTTTTTACGAATTTTTGAGGATAGCGTAAATGTGTCTTGCTGCTGCAATAGGATTAACAGGTAAAGCAGCTTTAGCTTTTAATGTTGGTTTAGGTCTTACTGCTGCAAATGCTGTAGTTGGAAATATGGCTGCCAGATCAAAAGCTAAACAAGTAGCACAACAAGGAAGAATAGCTTTTAAAAATGCTGAAGATGATAAGAGACAACAACAAAGAGCTTTAGCTGAACAAAAAGAAGCTAAAGAAAAAGCAGAAGCACAAAATAAATTTGCTAATAATATAAGAACTTTACAAGCTATGTCATCTATAAGAGCTTCAGAACAATCTGGTACTACTGTGGCACTACTGCTAAGAGATCAAGGATTACAAGGAGCTAACTTTAATGAATCAATAAATCAAACTATGGAGTCTTATAGAAGGCAATACTTAAGAAATATTGATGCAACTGAAGCAACTTATATGGATCGCAGAAATCAAATACAAAGTAATATAAATGAAGCATATAATCAAATACCCACACTAGCTGAAACGGTGTTACAAATAGGTGTAGGTGGTCTTAACAGTTTTACCGCAGCTACTAAAATTGCATAAATTATGACAGACAGTTTTAAAAGCACAGCAGCTACAAACATTTACGATCAAGCTGTTAATACTTATTATAATCCTGTTTCGGTTTTGCCAGAGACAGGAATTATGGGTGTTGCAAGAGCATTAAAAAATAATAATCCAGACCTGCAAAGATATTTAGGTAATGTTATTGAAGAAGAAAAAGCAAAAGGAGTATTACAAGGTGAAATAGAAGTTTTGATGGCTAATCCTGAAAGACTTAAAGAAATTACAGATGCCTTAAAAACACAAGATAAAAATGTAGCAAAAAACGTATTAAGTAAAAATTTATTTGTTAGGGCAGGTATTGAAAAACGAATAGCAATAAATCATGGATTATCGCAAGAAGGTAAATTAAATCATTTTTTAAACAACAAATTAATAGAGGTACAAGGTGATGATGGAAGTGTAAGACAAGTACCTTTAAAAGAATTTGATGTTAATTCAGATGAATTTAAAGGTTCTATTGCTGAATTTAATGAACTAAATAGAGCTGATTTAAAAGGTGTAAGACCTGAATTTGTTAATAATTATTTTATGCCAGAAGCAGCTAAAGCAGTTTCAAAAGCATATGTTAATCAAGAAAAAAATAATCAAGAATTTGTTGCTAATTTACAAAACAGCAGTTTTACAGATACGGTCTTAGCAAATTTTTCAACAATAGACTTTAACAAATTAGAAGATATAGATTTAACTAATCCTGATTCAAAACTAAGTCTTGCTTTAAAGAACGTAAATGAAGAGGTAACACTTTTAGATTCACTAGGAGCTACATCTAGTGTTAGTCCTACAGGTATGAAAAAAAATGCTTTGCATTTAGCAGAAGTAATATTTGATATTAATTTAAAGAAAGGTAAAAGCGGAGTTGTTGCAGTAAGAAATTTTAAAAACTTTATTGGTCAAGTAAAAGTAGGACCAAAAATAACACTAGAAGATGGCACAGTAGTTCAAGATAGCTTATTGAAATATCTTGGTAAAGATTGGAACCAGATGATGTCTCGTATGATTACTGCTGAAAATAATTACGATACTTTTAAAGAAAAGAAAATAAGTAAAATAATTAAACCAAGGATTGAAGAAGCTTTAAAAGATTTTGAATTTACTACAACAGGAGAAAGCGGAGAGACAATTCGCAATACAGAGGCTTTGAATAAATTAGCAGTAATTTTTAAAGATACCCCAGATGTATTTTTAGATGTTATAGAAGATTTAGATGTATCTCGTGATGAATTTTATGATGACTTTGCTACAAAAATAATAAACAAAAACTTTGCTAGTCCGTTACAGGCATTGAATGAACTAAGAAAATTTGAAATTAGTCTTGGAAAAACAATTACAGACGAAGATACTACAGAGTTAAACGAATTAAAAACAATGATTACAACTCATTTAGGTAAAGATAGATTAGCTTTATACAGACCACAAATAAAAACTTTAATAGAAGATAGCAAAGATTTATTAGGCGGTAATAATCAAGTAAAGCCTTGGAGAAAAAGAACTAATGTAGAACTTTATTTTTCTGATGCAACACAATTTTTCAATAAAGAAATTATAAGAATTTCAAAAACAGCTAAAACAACTGAAGAGTTTCAAACAGGCATAGAAGAAGCTATGAAAAACTATAGAAAAGATATTTTACGATTAAATAATGATAAAACACTTAAAACTTATAAGTTGAAACAGAGTGGTTTATGGTTTGAAGCACAAGAAGAATTAGGTATTGATCTTATAGATGAAGGAAAAGATGCACCTCCAATAAAAGTATCACAAGAAGAATTTAATAAACTACTTGAAAAAGGCAGAATAGAAGAAGATGGTGAGGGTAATTTTAATAGAGTAGATGATGGTAGACGAATTGATATTATTCCAGATAAAACAGGTAATGAAAATAAAAATGGTGGATTCAAAGGTTGGCTTAAAAACTTATTTACAGATACAGATGACGTAAGTATGAACACTACAGACGGTGGAGTCATACCAGTATCTAATACAAATGATGGTAATTTTAATAAACTTGAAAAAGAGAAAATAAAAGAATTAGAAATTGGTGAAGGTTTAATAACTAAGACACAACAATTAGCAGGGGAAGGTCGTTCTGAAGTACCTACTGAAGGAGGAGAAGATATGGATAGAACTGAAGGTGGTGTATTACAAAATAATTTACAATTAACTCTTAGTAAATTTGATAAGTTTGAAGGTGCTGTTTCTTATGGTAGTGCTGCAAGAGGTACTAATTTAGAGAATGATAAAAACTTTATAATTAAGATTGAAGAAAATGGATATAGTCACTCATACGCGGACAAGTCATCTAAACAAGTTATAGACAAAGCAAAAGAAATATATACTGATCTAGTTATGAATAACACAAAAGAAAATATAGAAGCTAAATATGCAATAGCACAAATGATTCTTACTGAAGCAAATCTAAGTAGTGAAGATGATATATTTGGTGTAATGCAATCAGTTCTAATGCGCGTAGCAAGAGCAAGACTAGGAGTTAGAGAATATCCTTATGGAGTATATTCAAAAGATATAATTACAGAAATGCTTAGACCTTATCAGTATGTTGGATTAAAAGATGCAGGGGTAACAACTAAAGAACAATTATTAGAAAAAGCACCAATAAAAGAGAATGAAGAGACATTGAAACGAGTAATTGATATTCTATGGAATATAGACCCAACAGGTTCAAAAGTAATTATTTAACATGGCTACTGAAATTAACAATGAGAATACTCAAGAGATTGAGGTAGAAGAAAAAGAAGAAAAAGAAGTTGTACAAGAAAATGTAACAGATAAGATTGAAGCACCTGAACCTATATCACTTGACCCTTTTGATAATACGTTTATAAAGTTCGACAAGAATGTTGCGTATGAACCAGAAAATACAGGTGGAGATAATACACAAAAAAATAGTTATTTTGATTGGAACCAAGATATAAGTATGAAAGATACTTATAACTCTTTATTTAAAGATAATGAGTTTTCAATGATAAATGATGATGACGAAACAGATGATGGTGGTAATTTTTCTTTTTATAAAGAAGTTAATTTTGACCCTTCAGAAGAATTAACATCTTTATATCTGCAAGCTGAAGGTGATAATGAAAAAGAAAAAGAACAAATAAATTCTCATATAAGTGATGGAGCTTTAGAATTTATTGGCTATAAAGAATATATTCTTAGAAGTATAAAAAGACCTAAAGATAGAATAGAAGCGCAAAGAGTATTTGAAGAAAATACAGGCATTAAGTTTTGGGATTTTTTAAATGATAATATTCCTTTGAATGTAGTTGAAAGTGAAAACTTTCAAGAAGGATTAAATAAAGTTATAAGTTATTATGACGCAAAAGGTATTGAGTGGGAGATTCCAAATAGAAATAATTTAAGACCTTGGGTTAGACAGGTGCAAGGTCTTGGTTTAGAAATTGGTGGAGGTTTGGCTACTGATGTTGCTACTGCACCTCTACTTGGTATGGGTCCATGGGGAGTTACAGCTAATGTTGTTATTAATTTTGGTGTTGGTTGGGAGTTAAATATTGCTTCACAAAAAGCAAGATTAGGCGATAAAGCAAAAGTAGGTTTTGGTGGACAAATAAATTATGGAGAAGCTTTTGCTGCTGCTGTAGTCCAAGCTATACCTTTTGGTTCTACAGCTAAAGGTTGGAAAGGTATAAGGCAATCAGGTATTTTTGGTGGTACTTTAGCAGGTACAGAATTAACGATTAGAACTTTAATAGACGAAAAAAGATTTCCTAGCGTACAAGAATATTTAACAGCTATAGGTTTAGGAGGTAGTTTTGGTGCGACTTTTAAAGGCACTATGAATCAACTTGAAAAGTACATTAATAAGTTTGCTGATAAAAGTGCTGATGAAATAAATAAGCTTATTACAAAAAACGATAAAAAGAAATTAGATAAAATTTTTTCAGTTCTTAATAAATTTAAAAAAGCTGTTGATGATAATCCAACTAAAAAAGCAAATGTAAATGGTGACGATCTTGAAGCTAATAAAATAAAAATGGTTGATGGTCAAGTAGAACCTGAAGTAAAAAATTTAGACGAGTCTATAGATAATGCAACTAAAAAGAAATTCAACATAGGAAATATAAGCATAGGTGATTTTGTTTTACCAAAAGGTTATGTCAAAATGTCTCCAAGATACGGAAATGTTCAATTAAATTTTAATTCTGATATAGATAAGGTTGCATATATATTAAGAGGTAATAGGTTTTTTAAGAAAAAACCAACTGAAAGTCAAATAAGAACACAAGAAAGATTAACAAGATTACTTGAAGAACAAGGTATAAGTGTAAGTGCAGTAAAAAAATATGGAGACAAGATACATGAAAAAATTAAGAACTTAGTAAAAGACCAAACAGGTTCTTTTAAAGCAACAGGAGAAGGTACTCAAGGATTAAAAATAGATGTACCAACAGATCAAGCATTTGTAAAAGCAAATTCTAAAGACCTTTCTTCACCTGAATTAGGAGACACAAATCTCAATCCAACACAGACAGTATTACTTAAATATGTTGATGAACCTAATGTTACAAACTTTAAAAATATAGTTAAAGCTTTGAAGAGTAAAGGTTGGACTAGCCTTGAATCTGAATCAGATCAAGAGACATTAATAAAAGCTTTAGGACTATTTGACCCAGAACAAAAAGATTTTTCAAAGAAAATAATTGATATATCTAAAACACAATTAATAGAAAGTGAAGCACAAAAAATAGAAAACTTTCATGGTATTACAAAAACAAAAGAAGTTAATGCTGCTTTAGCAATAACAGCAGTTATGTCAGCAGAAAATCTTAACAATGCTAATAACGCATACCTTAAAGCTTTAAATAGTAAGAATCCAGAAGCTATAGAAACAGCAATAGTTGAATTATCAAACAAAATAAATGACATGAAAAAATGGCTAACTAATTATTTAGTACCTGCAAGTAGGGCAGGTCAGACTTTAGAAAAATTAAATATAGAAGTTAAGAAAGATATGGGTGGAAAAACAGCAGCAGATTATATGGCTGACGAAGTACCACAAACAAAAACTCTTAATGAAGAAAAATTTGCGAATACTATAAATGAAGTTACTTTTAGTGCAGATGATTTGAAGAAAGATTTAACAAGACAATTAGAACTTTCTAAGCAAACAGGAGATTATTCAGAACTATACAGAATTGGGAAAATGATACAAGCAGCAGAAGGAGAACCAGAAACATTATTTGGTCTTACTAAAGTTAATGCTTTCCGAGTAAAAGATGATAATCCTTTCAACCAAAGTATGAGAGTAGTTAATGAAATAGGTATTAATGGTATGTTGTTTAGATTTGGTACTAATACAGCAAACTTTATTTCTGCAACTTTAAATACTTACTACAGACAATTAAAACTTTTTTATGGTGCAAGAAATCCAGAAGCATTTGAAGCAGCTATGAGACATCTTGTAGCTTTACATACTAATTATCATTTCATGAGAACAGCTTATAAAAAATCTATGAAATTAGAAGATAATTTTATCAATATAGGTAATAGAAAATTTGAAAATAAATTTGCAATTAAAAGTGACGGAGGTGGACTTGGTGCAGGGATAATTAATAAGTCAGGTCAAGCAATTAGATTTTCTGGAAGAAATATGACCGCTACTGACGCTATGGTACAGGCTCCAAACCTTATAGCAGATATTACTTACATGGCTTTCTTAGAAGCTAAGAGAAGATCACTACAAGGTGATGATATAAATAAATTTATAAATAAACACAAGATGGCAGTTCTTGAGTGGTATGCACAAAATGGTAATAAAAAACTTGATGATTTAACAAAAAGATTTTTAATTCATGCAAAAAAACAAGCTAAATTTGCAACCTTTACACAAGAAATAGATACTACTGGTCCATTTGGAGGTATCTCAAAATACGCTGATGATAAAGCTAATCAGTTCCCTGCATTAAGATTTATGCTTTCTTTTACAAGAACACCTACAAACCTTAAGGAAGCCAACTATCGTATGAATCCTTTGTTTGTACCAATAGTTAATCCTGTAAATATGCAACCAATAAACTATCCTAAGAGTTTGCCAGTAATAGGTGGTAGAAACTTAAATCCTCTAAGTGAAGTTTTCATACCACAGTTAGCAAAACAACTAAATAGTCCAGACCCAAAGGTAAGAGCTTTAGCTATTGGAGATATTAATAATGCAATAGCTGTAGTAACTGCTATTGGTGGTTTTACTGTAAGCGCAAATATGTTAATGTCAGACCCTACATATATACCTCCACTTATATTGACAGGTGGTGGTCCTGATTTTGGAAAAGAAGAAGGAAAAAATATGTGGATTAATAAGTATAAAAATGGTTGGAGACCATACAGTATTGGTAGATTACAGTATGAAGAAAACGGAGAACCAAAAATAGGTGAAGATGGTAAACCTGTTTATAGATACGATTCATACGAAGGTTGGCTTGAACCTTTTGCGGGAACTATGAAGATTATCGTAGATGTTACAAATTCTTTAGGTATGTTTGATGGTAAACCTTATGACGATTTAACAACTGGTCTAATTGCATCTGTAGTACAAAATATGTACAACGATTCATGGACTTCACAATTTGAAGAATTTATAAACATATTCCGTGATGGTTCAGCTCCTACAGATTCTAGTGGTGATGCTGTTAAAAATTACAGAATGAAAAAAGTAGGAGATTTTGTAGGTAGGCAATTTGCTTCTCGTTTACCTTTTTCTGGTTTGGTATCAGATTTAAGAAGATACCCAAATGACATATTAAGAGTTATGGGATTTAGTCATAAAGAAATAAAAGAAATAAAAGGTAACTTAGGTCCATTTAGAGCAAATCAACAACGACCAGATACAAAAGTAAGAGCAGGTGATGTTTTAACAACAGGAGACCCAACAGACCCTAACTATGAAAAAAGTGGTAATTGGTCAATTATAAATCGTGCTATTCTTAATCAATTCACAGCAAAATATGGAATCGGTGCTGACATACCATTTGATGTAGAACATATAACAAATGAACCAATCGAATATCCAAACAGAATAGGAGGTAATGTATTTGGTATAAGTGTTACAAGTAAAAGTAAAAATCAACCTATATGGACAGCACTAACTCAGATAGGAAGAAGAATACAAGAACCTAGTGAATTTATAACAGGTGACTTTAATAAAGAAGATTTTGTACCAATAAGGTTAAATACAAATGATTACAATGCTTTGAAAATAAGAATCAATACTGTGGAAGTTGATGTTGGATATGGAGAAGGAACTATACTTGAAAGTATGAATAGCTATTTAAAAACAGATGATTACAAATCAAATAGAGATATTATTGAAGAAGAAGGTTTAAATAGTCAGGCAGGTCAAATAGCAGCTAACGCTATCTTTGCAGAACTTACTTATATAAATAAAACTTATATTGGAATAGTAGAACAAGAATATATTGATAATAACTTTTCATCAAATGAACAAGACCGTATAATGGATTATAAGTCTGGTATTCAAATAGATTACTCTGACAAATATCTAAGGAATTTATCTAATTAATCATGGCTACCAACTCTACTCCTTCATTTACAGATCACGTTTCTAATAATACAGTTGGTCCTTATGCAGTTTCTTTTAATTATTTATCGGAAGCAGAGGTAGATGTAACTGTAGATGGTGTAGCAAAAACTCTAAATACAGACTATACATTTCCTAGTCCAACAACGATTCAATTTACTGTTGCACCTGCTAATGGTTCCAGTATTAGATTTCAAAGAAATACAAATATTAGTGCAAAACAAGTAGATTTTTCAGATGGTAGTGTTTTAACAGAGGCAGATTTAGACGCTAATACAGATCAACTTATCTTTGCTTTGCAAGAAGCAGCAGATGACACAGCAGCAGGTATTGTACCTTTAGGAGCTAACTTAAGTGCTAGTAATAAACAAATAAAGAATGTAGCTGACCCTACTGATGCACAAGACGCTGTTACAAAAAACTTTTTAGATACACAAGCATTTATAAAAGCTGATGGTTCTGTCAGTATGGCAGGTACATTAAATGCAAATTCAAATAAAATTTCTAATCTTGCTGATGGCTCTGCTGCAACTGACGCTGTTACCAAAGGACAGCTAGACGCAGGTATAGCAAACGCAAACACAGCGATTGGACAAGCGAGTGCTAGTGCTACTGCTGCTGCTTCGTCTGCGACACAAGCTGCTGCAAGTGCGACACAAGCTGCTGCCTCTGCGGTTACTGCAACCAACGCAGCGTCTACAGCTCAGAACCTAACTAGAGCTACGGTATTTGTAGGATTTAAAAGATTAACTAGCGGTATGTTGCGAATGATATATAATTTAGCTAGTGACGCAAATTCAGTTGTCTACAAGACTTCTGATTTTGTTGCAAAAGGAGAGACTTTAGCCTATTTTTTAGGTGATGACATTCTTAGCTCCAATGCTCCCAATGCTCCAAAGATTACATTGAACTCTGATGGACATCTAATTATTGATCTTTAATTATGGCACAAATTGATTTAGGTAAACTGAAGTTTCAATGGAAAGGAACTTGGGCTGCTAACACAGCATATGAAGTAGATGACATTGTTTATTTTGATGGCACAAGTTATGTAGTAGTACAGGATTTACCTAGTACTCAAAGCATAGCACCGTCACAAGATGGCACTAATTACAACGTAATGGCTAGTGGTCTTAATTACAGAGGTAATTATTCATTCGGTCAAGGGTTTAGAAAAGGTGATTTAGTTACATACAACAACGCAACTTATATTTATAAAGGCACAGTTTTAAACTATGTTATTAGTTCTCAATCTAGTAACCCTAGCCTTGATTCTAATTTTGCTACTTTAGTTAATGCTCCTAGTGCTGCTGTATTAAATGCGTCAGGAGGAATGATATTTAGAGATAATGATGATACAACAAATGTTCAGTTGCCTATTGGTCCAGTAGGTTCTCAGTTAAGTGTAGTAGAAAAACCTTTAGAAGATATAGCAAATGAAGGTAACTATGAATATAATCCAGTACTTGTTCAAGGAACTAGACACGCATGGGTAACAGGTGATGAAAGAGAAACCTATGAATCTGTTAATTATACAGTTACAGTTGCAACAGGTACTAATAGTGCAAATCAATTTTATCTTAGTGGCGGTAGTCTTTCTGGAACTGTTGAAAGACCTGCAATAACTATTAAAGTTGGCTCACAATATGTTTTTGATGTTAGTGACGCTAGTAATACAGGCCACGTTTTTGCTTTTAAATATTGGTATGGGTCATCTACTCAATCTTATGCCTTCGTTAATGGTAGTGGATATAGTGAATCTGATTTCGGAATTACAAGAAACGGTACAGCAGGTCAGGCGGGAGCAACAGTTACATTTACTCCAAAAGCACCTGCTTTATATATTTTACAATATGGTTGTTCTGTTCATAGTGCCATGTTAGTTGGTACGATAAACACTTCATACAGTACTTCTGCTACAGGTTCAGAAATACCAAGAATATATAGAAACAATATTTCAACATCAAGCATCAATATCACAAAAGGAAAATCATATTCATTTACTTTCCCTGCTAACGGTTTAACTTATTCAGTTAAAAACCCTGCTGCTAGTGGATATAGCGGAGCAGGTAACGGTGGAAGAATAACAGACGGTAGTGCTGCACCTCAAAATGTGACTAACGGAGGAACGATAACTTACACACCCCCTGCGGATAGTACATTAACTAGCGTTGTTATTCGTGATGAAGCAAACCAAGCGGATATGATAACTTTATCTTTAAAAGATTTAAAGTTAGTTCCTTCTTGGGCGGGTACTACTGTTTATAAAAAAGATGTAGTTCAACAGCCTTATGAAGTAGCAAAAGATTTAGTCAAAGGATTCTGTCTATTTCCAAACGCAACAATAAATAACTATACAGAAAGTCTATGGGCTTTACCTGCATACCTGAAAAAAAGTGGTAGAGGATTTTTATATGGTTGCACCATGGCAGGTTATAGAAGAGCAGGTGCTTTAGGTAAGAGAAAGTATTTTGAATTTGGTAATCACTATCATACAAGTGGTTATGATTACACTTATGGTAGTGGCTATGGAGTTTATGGTCATAGTGCTTATAGCGGAACTCATAGTTACCCTGCTGATGGGTGCAATAGAACACCTAAATTCTGGGAGGAAGCACTAGCGGGACACCCTGACTATGCACACTTATTAACTGATTTAAACGGTAATACTCTTGATTTATATGATGCTGATGGAAAAGTAAAATATTTATGGCCTAGATTAATGCAAATGCACAAATCTGGTAGGCATGGTTTTCAGTTGTTTGAAAATGGCATGGTCATGGCGGGTGGTTATGCAGGTTATGGAATATGGGGTAATGGTACTACTTGGGATTTAAACGCAGCAGCTATGGGTGTTGTTTTTTATGATGATTCAGGAGCAAGATTAACAGGAGCAAATCACCCTAAAATTAAAATGATGGAGTTTTCTAATGCTCATACTTTCTCAGGAGATAACGATAGTTACTACTCCACTAGATGTATAGATACAAACGGAAAGCTATATACATGGGGTTATAACGGATATGGACAGTTAGGAGATAACAGTACTAGCACTAACTATTACGCAAAACAAATGCCTATGAGTAGAGTTGGTAATGAAAAGATTATATATATATGCTCAAGTGGTTACTATTATACTTCCGTTTATGCAATAACAGAGTCAGGTAAACTATGGGCTTGGGGTAGAAATGGTAATGGTCAGCTTGGTTTAGGTAACACTACTGGCTACTACACAACACCACAAGAAATGACAGCAGTAACAGGTTCGCCTATTAATGGTAAAAAGGTAGTTCATGTTGTTGCTAATCAAGATGGTGATGATGAAGGTAAAGTTTGGATATTAACTGATGAAGGTAAAGTATATTTCTGTGGTTATCATGGTCACGCACATGGAGCAAGTGGTGGAGTTTATGCAAGTAGTCCAAGCAACTTGACTTTGCCAGAGCTACTAACTAACTCAAGTACTATGTGGAATAGTGATAATCAAAAGGTAGTATATATGGCTTGTAATAATTGCAGATATTCAACTTTATACTTTATTACTGATGGAGGAACTACTGGCTATAACCAGAAAATATATGCTACTGGTTACAACGATTATGGACAACAAGGAACTGGTAGAACTACAAGTGCCAACAACAACAGTACAGATTGGTTTGGTGCAGAGATACAGTTTAGAGATTTCGGAGACCCAAGTTTAAATACAAATGGTTCTAATGATTCCAGACCAAATGAAGTACTTGGAACTATACATACATTCCGTGATGATACATCACACGCAAACTATAAAAAATTAGCAATAGGAACTATTGTAAAGATTCACCCTAGAGGTGGTGATGGTGATAATGCAAACAGAGTTGTATTAGAAGATGATGAAGGAAGGCTATTTGTTGCAGGTTATTGGAACTATGTAACTACTCCATATCTTGAAGCTGACGGTAACAACGCTTATTTCCACAGTAACAACTCATGGACAAATTATTTTGTACCTTGGTGGGGTACTCCCGAAACAATTACTGAAGGTGGATTTTCACATCATCACTCAGGTAATAGTGAAACTTCTAGTTCTATTATTACTAAGTCAGGAGAGTGGTATAGACAGGGAGATAACAGTTGGTATATGTTAGGAGATTATCATAACTCTAGTTATGGTTGTTGGATTCGATCAAACTGGAATCAATTTACAGGAGATTAATTTTATGGCACAGTTTAAAGCAACTGATTATTCAGAATTTTACCGTTTAGCTTTTACAGGTAAAGAGGAAGAGTGGGGTACTGGTATGAGAGAAGTAACAGATGACCCTAAAAAATTAAAAAAATGGTTAAAAATAGGAACTGTTGTTGTAGCAGAAACAGGCTTTGACCCTAGTATATGCACTAATAGTACTGTTACTTTAACTAAGATTACTGATTCTGATAAATTAGCAGCAGCAAAAAAAGAGATTAATTGGGAGTAATTGGATTATCCAAATATTGATATACCAGAAACCTTAAATCCTCCTAAAACAATTTTTTATCCACCTGTGGCGGAAGTTCCATATCTAGACCCTGTACTTCTTCCAAGTCTGGAACAGGTAGAGTCGGGTCTGGGAGGTCAGGAATCGTCTGTTGAAGAAGAAACATCATCTTCAAAGGAGGAAGAGTTACAGCTAACACCAGAAACAATACCGAAAGACCTGCTAAACCCCAAAGAAACTTTATCAACTGAAGAACCTGTAGCTACATTTAATATACCTTTTTTTGGAGAAATGCCTATACCTGCACCAGAGGTCATAGCATCAAGTGTTATAGCTAGTGGAGTATCAGCAACAGCAGCAGTAACAGGTTCTATAGTTTTGCAAAGCGTTATTAATCAACTAAAGAAAATAATGACAAAGATATTTAAGAAAGTACTTAAGAAAGAGATTGCGGATAAAAAGAAATAAGGTATAGTAATATTAGCAATCTTCCCCTTAACCAAGTCTAAGACCTCTGTAGTTAAGGATTGTTGATTGCTTTTTAGGAACCAGACCTGCTTGATCTCGTTGAACTCAAGAATCCGTCAATGCAAAGCAACGGATTTATGAAATGCCAAATGTAAGCGGAAGCTTCAGCTCCATACCTCCTCTACAGAACGTCAGTTCCTACTTAAATTTTTCAGGATTAGCTTTAACATAACTTCGTATATTGATTACATCATTACAGATATATGCGAACTTAGACTTAGGATTTATCATGTAACCGCTTGCGTGAAGCTGACTACATTTCAAAACACGAACTAGCTGTTTATCATGCACTTGCTTGTCTAGTTCTTCTTTGGCTAGGTCTAGCTTTACTTTGGATAATTCGTTACAAGTTTGATTATCTCCCAGAGGTATCATAAAACTCATTTGTAATCCCCAACCTTCGTTTATAGAATATGTATCTTCTCCTTGAGCATCATTTCCTGTATAAAAAGGAGTTACAGCTAAAGTAGGTTGACTACAAACCAAGTTTCCAAACTGCTGTTTACCTGTCATTCCATTATTAATATTCATATTCTGATTGATAATACTGGAATTACCAATAGCATTTGGTTGAGCCTGTACGTTTGTATCGCCTTCAGCTCTTGCTTTATTACTGACTAAAGACAGACAAAGAAGTGATAACGCTAGTAGTGTTAATCGTGTCATTTTGTGTGATCTTTTCAATCATTAAACCTGATGCTCTTGTAGTTACATTTAATGACCAATCTTTTGAAGTATCTGCAACTGTAAATACTGCATCACCGCCCGATATACCTGCTGATGCAGCCACGCTTATATTAGAACCTTCCCAAGTATTTATAGTAGACCCATATTTTTCTGTAACTACGCTGCGAGTTATAGTTTGTGTAGTGTTTTCAGTTCTATTACTTGAACCAGTAGTCCACGTTGGCACTCCGTTTGCGTAACAAGGTGCAACTAAAAACAAACCTAGTAATAATAGTTTCTTCATTTGATGCCTACTTTTGAGTTCTTATTATCTACTATAGTGTCTTTTTTCTTTTTTATCGAAAACCCAAGTGACGCAGTTGACGCGCTGAAAATACTTGCAATAAATGTTGGGTCAAAATCTACTATCTTTTTGCCAGATGGCGGTTCATAATATGAGAGAGATAATAGCGTTGCCGACCACAAAAGTACGCAAACTTTCACAATGGTTTCGACTTTACTAGGCTCTTGATCTTCCATGAAAAGTTAAGACTCTTGTTTAATACTAACAATGTAGCTATGTTTGGAAAGTAACACAATACTAATTATGCTAAAAATTTTAAAACCAATACTACTAAAGTTCTTTACTACAACTGCTGTGAAGAGATTAGTAGTTGATTTACTTAGAGCAATCTGTAAACAAACCACTAACACGCTAGATGACCGTGCTGTTGATATGTTGGAGCAACAGTTGTTTCCTAAGTTGAACTGATATGACACATAAAGAATTTTTCAAAGTACTTATTGGCAACCCACCGCCAGAAATAGAGTTTGAAATTGAGATTAAACAACGTGAGACAGAACAAATGCCTGATGAAGCTGTAAGGGCATACTGTTTAGACTTAGTTAAATACACTAAGCTACAAGATTTACTTTTAACTTCAGCAATAATGCGTATATCAGAAATAGAAACAAAATTAATTCGCTATGAAAAGGGTATGAGACTATACAAAAAGGTTAGAAAACTAGGATTCTTTGGTAAAATAAGGTATCTTCTATCTGGCAAGACAGATCAGAAGTGATTATATTATTTAAAAAAGAAGCTTAATCATGGAAAAAAGTTTAAAGATAATGAAAACTTTGCACTATGAGTTAGCTAAAGAGCTACTAGATAAAGTAAAAAGTGGTGATGCAAAAGCAGGTGATCTTAATGTTGCAAGACAGTTTTTAAAAGATAATGGAGTTGAGTGTATTCCTGTAGAAGATAATCCAATGGGAGAACTTATGAAAGGTTTACCAGATTTAGATGCCGTACCTTTAGCTGATCTATAATTGGAACCCTTACCAAAGAAACTACAAGACTTTAGATATTTCTTAATTGTTACTTGGAGACATCTAAACCTACCAGACCCTACACCTGTTCAGTTAGACATAGCTGAATATCTACAATATGGTGC